GCACCGTGTCTGGAACCGATAGCACCACTATCGTGAAAGCGATTGTGAACCCCGATGCCGTCTACGCAGACCCCAATGACACTTCAGCGCGACTTGCTGGGGCGTTGCTGGATATCTCTGGCGCAACTGGGGCGCAAACCGTGGCTGCATCCAGCAATACAGAGTTCGTCGTGGTAGAGCGCAAGCGGCAGTCAAGCGATGAAACGCGCTTGCAGATTTGCTCCTCCGCTCACTATCTGGCGAAAGCTCAATAGGAGTAACCGATGCCTTTAACAAGCGGTAATTTTGCGGACCTGTTGGCTCCGCCTTTGGTCAGGGCTTTCAACCTTGCCATGGGTCGGCCACAGCCGATGATCGACATGCTCTTCAAGGTTGAAAGTTCAACCCGGTATGAGGAGCAATACCAAGGACTCGGAGCGCAAGGCTTGGTCCCGCCTTTTGATGGGACCGTGCCTTATACGGACTTCGACGCTGGTTACCGGGTAGACATCCGTAATTATGAGTTCGCGCAAGGTCTTCAGATCGAGCGCAGGCTTGTGGATGACCAACAGGGTAACCAAATCAGTGGACGTGCCTCGAACATGGCGGATGCTTTCGGCATCACACAAGAAGCCGACGCAGCCAACGTGTTCATCAACGGATTCACGGACTCCGGCACTAACCGGATGGGCGCAACTACCAATGGCGCCGACGGCGTGGCTCTGTTGAGTGCGGCTCATCCTTACAGTCCAGCAAACACCGGCACTACTCAAAACAATGAAGGGACCTTGGTTCTGACGATCGACAACCTCGATACAACCCGTCAGAACATGAGGAACTTCACTGATGACGCAGGTCAGCTCATGGGTATCAACCCGGACATGCTCCTTGTGCCACCAGAACTTGAGAGGACCGCTACGCAGCTGGTCAGTGAACGCGCGATCTACGAGCCGGGTTCGGCCCAGTTCGATGTCAACATGTTCTCTGGAAGATTCCGACCTGTGGTCTGGAACCGTCTGACTGACCCCAATGCGTGGTTCCTGATCGACTCCACCTTGATGAAGCAACACCTCATCTGGCAATGGAGAGTGCGCCCGGAGTTCAGCCAGGCTGATGACTTCGACGGCTTAACCGCCAAATACCGTGGCTATATGCGGTATGGCATCGGTTGGACCGACTGGCGTTGGATTTTCGGACAGAACCCTAGCTAAAACTAAATAGGCAGAACTGGGGGTGGGAGTGTCCCATACATGCAAACGTACTGGCCTTCCACCCCTGGTTCCTTAAAAACAGGAGGAACTGGCGATGCCTACTAATTTTCCATCTGGCGTGAAATCCCGAGGGGTCCCGGTTGAGGGACTTGGCGGAATCGGAAGTCCTCTGCTGACCACTGGTAACGTCTACCACGTCGACAGTGGCGCAGACGCGGCATCTGATAACAACGCCGCCACCAATCCCAAACAGCCAGCAGCCACCCTTGATGGCGCGGTTGGCAAATGCACAGCCAACAATGGCGATGTAATCCTTGTTGCTCCAGGCCACTCAGAGACATTCTCGGCCGCTGCTGGCATCACATTTGACGTTGCCGGCGTGACCGTCATTGGCATGGGAGTTGGCGGGAGCCGCCCGACATTCACTCTGGACACAGCTACCACGGCTGACATCAACGTCACCGCTGCTGATGTTCAACTCCACAACATGATTTTCTCGATGAACTATGCCGACATCGCAGAGGTATTTGACCTCTCAGCGGCTGGATTCGTGGTCAACAAATGCCGGTTCGTAGACACAGCGGCTTCAATGAACTTTGTCGATCTGATTGTCACCACCACGACCAACAATGAGGCTGACCGCCTGGAGTTCACCAACAACGTAATCATCAGTCCTGACACAGGAAACAACGGCGTGATTAGCGTTCTAGGCGACCTTGATGGATTGGTGTTCAATAACAACTTCATTGCAATGGGCGTTGCGAACTCCGAAGCCATCCTTTCAGTGGCTACCGGGAAAGACGTGACCAACTGTGAGATTACTTACAACAACATCCTCCGTCTGAACACCGCAGGCGACCTGTTGATTGATAGCGACACGACCGCCAACAGCGGCATAATCGCTCACAATCGGATAGGCCACGCTGACACTTCTGGCGAGGTCCTGATCGACGCTGATGGGGTCCGTCAATTTGACAATCTAGGCTCTGCAACCGACACGGCTTCTGGCTACGTTCTGCCTGCCATCGACAGTTAGGAGGACTAGATGTACGGTTATTCATCGGTTTCAATTAACAGCGGAGCCACTGACGGCGGTGCTGGTGCGTCCACGAATAACAACACATCCAGCCATGTTGTCGTCGGTCAGATTTGCTCAATCGGGGTGACCTATAACGGGTCACCTCCGGCAAGCACGGATTTAGTCATAGCCACGGCCGGGAATAACGGACCGGCCCTGACCATCCTGACGTTGACCAATGCCAACAGTGATGGCTGGTTCCATCCTCGCCATGTGGTGGACAGTAATGCTGGTGCAGACATCACCTATGACGGCACTCGTGTCGTACACGACAAAGTTTGCATAGCAGATAACATCAAAATCACGGTCAGCCAGGCTAATGATGATGACTCCGTTGACGTGGTCGTCGTCTACTACGCAGGCGCCTGATGGCGATCGAGCGGCACATAATCAAGGTCAGCACCACGGGGTCGGATGCTTCGGCGACTGGCTCCTTGGTGACGGCGTTGCCCTACTGCGAACTGCTGGCGGTCTACATGAATTTTCATGCCTCTGCTCCAGCGTCCACTGACACCACTCTCTCCTCTCCGGGAGACCCGGTGTCAGTCACTCTTCTAACGGTCACCAACTCGGCGACGGATGCCTGGTTATACCCGACTCACCAGCTAGATGATTCCAGCGCATCGGCTATCACTGGGGCTTACATTCCCGCGATCATCCACGGCAATCTCCTGACAGAACTTGCCGGCTCAGATGCTCTGACGGACGCTCTGGTGATGACCATCTTTGTGAGGACCTGATGGCTTTTAGCTACACGCCAGGAAGCACGGCTGATCGAGACCGAGTCCGGTTAGAGATTGGAGATACGGACTCGGACCGGGTCTTGTTCCAGGATGCCGAGCTGGATGATTTCATCTCCCAAGAAGGCAACAGCATCCTTGGTTCCGCTGCTAGAGCCTGTGAGACTCTGGCGGTCCGCTTTGCAAGAGATTTCACATTCTCTGCTGACGGCGCCAGCTTCCAGAAAGGCAGCGTGACCCAGATGTTCATGAACCAGGCCAAACGGCTCAGGCGGCAAGCCAGAGCCACGACTACGGTCATGCCACGCCGGGTGGATGGATACTCTGTCTACACGGACTCTGATGAGGTCACCGGGTTGAATATCCTGGACTCCGGGACCGGCCAATACGGTCGCTATTCGGATGAAGGCTAATGATTCAGCATAATGACCTGGCATATATGCGAAATGAGACCGAGAAGGCCATGCCGGACCTTGTGGACATCCAGCGGAAGACGCTGACCTCTGATAAGCAAGGCGGTTTCACGGAAGCCTGGTCTAATGCTTATCAGCAAGTGGCTGCACGGATCGCGGGAAAAGGCGGTGGTGAGTCGAATGAAGCCGGCCGTCTGGACCTCCAGCAGGACTTCATGCTGACGCTGCCACATGACCAGTCCATCACTCAGACCGACCGGGTAGTCCATACCAGCGGGACCTATGAGATTCAGTCTGTGGATGCAGGGAAATCATGGTCAGCCACAATAAGATGCCAGATGCGCCGGCTCTAAGAGAAGCAAGATGCCAACACGAAAGCTGCAACATGCTTTTAGCCAAGGTCCGCTTGGCAGCCGAGAGCATAGTGGAAATCAAGTGCCGGCGGTGTAACAAGGTCAACACCTTCAGCATCGAACAAGAAGAGGATGACGTTGAAATAAACCTGGTTCCTGACGGACAAGGTGGTTATGTACCACCAGAATATTAGCCCTAGAGGTCCTAGAGGCCCAGCAAGCGGCTTGAACGCTGGCTCTGAATGCAAGGCACAGTCCTTGATTGCTGGCGTTTAGCTGACGATCGAGGTTTTTTTATGGCTGATGAATTCTTGAAAGTAGACATGGAAGTGAAGGTGGAGATTAACGCTGACTGGGCTAAGTTCGGCGGCAAGCTCCAGAATGTGATTGAGATTGCAGCACGGCATATAGAACTAGATGCCAAGGACCGGCTCCGCAACTGGCCGGCAATTGACACTGGTGACACTATCAACAGCGTCCAGTCCCGGAAACAAGACACACAAGGACTGGTCTGGAGAGTCGGGCCAGTCACAGAGTATGCTCCGTTTATTGAGTTCGGGACCGAAAGGATGAGAGCCAGGCCATTCATGATTCCAGCAGCGGAAAGAGAGAAGCCACGGGTCGAGAAGGCAATCACAGAACTCTTTAAGGACCTGTAACGATGGCGAACATGAGAGTCAACCTGGACACGGCGGTCTACTCGGTCCTGAACGTAGCAGCGGTGACCAATGAGGCCACCGGCGGCGTGTTCAACGGGATCGCGCCACATAATACGGCGCCGCCATATGTGGTCTTCCAGGCCATGTCCAAGGTGGATGAATACTGGAACTTTGCCAGCGGTCGCGGAGGATCCGCGGTCTACATGGTCAAGGCCATCGACCGTTCACCCTGGCCGAAGAGTGCCGGAGACATAGACACACAGATCGACTCGGTCATGCAGGACGCAAGTCTCAGCATCACTGACCATGCTCTTCTGTGGTGTAGGAGAGAGGAGGACGTTTATCTTGTCGAAGACCAGGAAGGAGTCATCTACCAGCACATTGGAGGACTCTACAGAATCACAGCAGACCAGAGTTAAGTGCGCTCATCATTGGGAGATAGAACCTTCCACCGGGCCTTTCAGCCAAGGGATTTGTCGCCTATGTAAAGAGATGAAGGACTTTAGGAACTCATCGGAAATGCTCACTCGGCATATAACATTGGAGAAAGAACGTGGTCGCACCAAGGACCAAGAAGCCAAGGGAAAAAGCAGCTGGAACAATTACTGAAGAGATTTGGTATCTTGCACTCCATAAGTTACATATGGCGCAGGGTCCAGGAGTTACGCCGTCCAGCATCCGATTCTATCCCGGCCAGCGGTTTACCCTGGACGGCGATGAGCCGGTGGACATTGAGAGTCTGCTTAGAATCGGAGCAGTCAAAATCTATGAAGAATCCGACGAGGAATGGGCGCAGGCACGGTTAGCAGAGAGGCCAGAGCCGCCCAAGAGGAGAAGAAGCCGTGGCTAGAATCTCAGCAAAATCCGCCGGCCTACTGGTCGACGAGTTCGATTTCAGCGGAGTCAGCAACAGCATGGACCTTAGCTTCACCGAGGCGCCAGCGGAAGTGACGGCCTTTGCTGATACTGACATGACATATGTCCAGG